CAGGAAGTGGAACCGTCTCTCTTGGAAATGTAATTTCTACAATATTTTCTTCTATTTTGACAAGTTCTCTGTTGTCGTTGTTTCCTTCCCCGATCAAATATCCCAATACCTTGATATTAATCTCTGTAGAAAATATCCGCTGTTCTTCTTGTAAGTTGGCCACATTGTTACTGTGTGTGAACCCTTGATCAATAAAAGCTTCATACATGTGCCCATTTCTTCTCACAACAAACGCATTAATTTGTCCAGTTCTTGCAATAAAGGGCTCTAAAAGATCATTCATTTGCTGCTGATATTCGGCTTTAATTACGATCTTATAATCTACATTAACATATACCGGTATGGGAACCGATAGGGTCTGTATTACGATCTTTTTATTAGTTCTTGGGTAATATTTTTGATATGTTCCTTTTGCTGGAAGTTTTCTCATGGCTGCAGCAACAGCAAAATTTCTAGTCTTATCTTGTACTATTCTTTTTGCAATGACCATGCGGCCAGTTCTACCATCTCCATCTTCTGAAAATATTTGGGCCTGGTATGCACCCTTTCGAGCGGGATCTTTGGTGATGCCGGTTCTTTCGATGCTGATCAGTGGTAGCTTAAGGGCGCCGGCGGCATCTCGCAATTCTTTTTTATTTTTGATTTGATAGGCTCGTTCCGGGGCCTGCCACAAGACCGGCACTATAGCTCTGCCCTCGTTGGTGACGGCCGATAATTCTAGGTCCTTTTTAAGCCAAGAGGTGATAGCATAGTCAATGTCTTCCATTGTGGAGGCCAACATCCCAATCTCTTGCAGGGTTGCCGAACCAGTTCTAGGAATATCAGGAAGAAGCGCAAAGTCAAAATTATTAGGTAGCATCGAACAACCCCTTTCTTGCACGCTTGCAAGTTGCTACAAGCTCAAATTCGTGGCCGGCCTGACCAAACAGTAGTTTTGGTTCAGATGTTTTAACTATCTCATAGTAGTGTTCACCGTATAAAACAAAATCGCCCTCACGAACAAATAAATCTTGATCTTCCGTTAATCTTCTTCTATGAAAATGAACTACAATTTCCCACTCTCTGTCAATCCCGGCACTTTCCATATAGGTTGTGATGTCGGTTTTCCATTCGACTAAGGCATAAACTCTAATTGGTGATAAATATGTTTTTTCGACCGCTTCGCCATAAAGATCATGAAAGTTGGTGCGCTCCAGATCAATTGGATAATATAAGATCTGTTGGCCAATGACTTTCTCTATAAGCTCATCATTGACCTGTTTAACAAGGTCGCGCTCTTTCTTACCAAGAAAAAGTGGGGGTGGGGGAGTAGCTGGTCTTTTCCATTCGTTTGCCATTCATATTACCCTACAAATATTGGCAACGGCGAATTCTTAAATGTCGTTGCTGCCGCCTCTGCCTTCTCGCTATCTCTCTTAATTAATTCAGAGTACTCCATTTCCTTCAACATTTCTGTTAATTTATCTCTAAGTGTCGCTTGTTCATCTTTTGCCTGTGCCAACAACTCTGAGTGGTTTAATGTTACATTTTCGCCTGGAATGGGAATAGTAGTGAACTTACCTCTAATTTGACCAAGCATTTCCTTGCACAGAGCCATGGCATATTTTCGAATCCATTGTTTACCAATCGAATTAATGTTTGCATAAGGAATATTGTCATAAGGCAGCGTATTCATGTTGTTTACACCGGCAGTACCGTCTTCATATCCGCTTTTTTCAGAAGTAGAGTCTTCCTTAATGTAAAACTTAAACCATATCCTTTCTGATGTTGAAAATCCCCAATAACTGGGATTTGGGAAAAGTCTTATGACATTATTTTTCAATTCATATGCATAATGTGATGTTCTTGTATAAATTGAATCTTCATACATAATCGCCTGCATTTTGTTTTGCCAAGTCGGAATAATTTCAAACGTAGAGTCGTCTGCGAACTGACCATAGGTCGAGTAGTTGCCTACCACACCAACGCCCCCATAATAGCCATAGAAACGCCACATTGCACGCGGAGAACGATAAAAAACTTGAGTAACATAAATTCTTTTGCTATCTACTTCTCCGCTGAATGGTACAGCTATACCGGCCTGATCAACACCAGAATTTGATGCACTTTCAACAATATCTTGAAGATCGTAATCCTGCTGACCTTTTACAACTTTGAATGATCCAGAATATATCTCTGTTGTGCCGCCAAAACCAGCAAGAGTGGATAAACCATCTCCGACTTTGCGCGCATATGAAATTTGAAATTTTGGAAATTTAAGATTTGCATTAGATGGTCCTGTTTTTAGTCCGCCTATATGATCAAACGTACCGGTTGTATCGCCCAGCGCATCTGATAGAGCATTTTTGCTTTGATGCAAATTTAAAATGTATGAATATTCTAGAACGGCTTCTTCGTACGCGGCATATACGTTTGCCGGCGTAAGTTCGATGTCAATAACATCGCCGCCTAGTTTCTTGTATACATACCCAACCTGAAGAGCAGCGCCACTTAAAAAATCGGCAGAACCTGTATAGGCGCCAAACGGAACTGCGGCCGTGACATCGGAAACAGTTCCAGTGGACGGCAATATAATTGCACTGGTTTTAGATTTGGGACTAAGGTTGGTGGGCACGCACAATTCCTCCTACTAAGTAAATAGTTAATTAAACCCAAAGCTCGGGCATATGTAAAGCTTCACTTTAATTAATAAAGAAATTTATTACTTTTTCTTAGTAGTCGTTGTTTTTCGAGTGTTTCTTCTCTTCTTGACTTTTCTGGGGGCGCTCACCACCGGCTCAGGCTCGACGACTGCCACTTCGGACGCTATCTCTTCCTTAACCTTTGTCACCACCTCTTCAATGGTGGGTTCGGAAACGGTGCTCGGGGTTACACTGGCAACCACGACATCGGGTGTGCTTTTCTTGGCGGTACGTGCCTTCATTTTCCAAGCTAACCTTCTACGAGGGTTCATAATAAGTTCTCCTTTCCAATAAGTAGTTTTAAAACATCAAAAACGAAAATCTCAAAAATTGTGGGCAAAAAAATTGACAGATCGACGTTTTTGGGTTTTGGTCTCAAAAAGAAAAACCCCCTCCGAAGAGGGGGATAAATATAAAGATGTATTTTTAGTTATTTATTATGCTACGTAACCCCAAAATTCAATTAAAAACCTGCCGCCAGTATAGACTGCATCAGTTGTACCACCTCCACCGACTAAATACAAGTAGTCGTCAGCAGGGGGCATCGTTGTGAGGGAGCGCACTGTCGTTGCGCCGCCATTCATAGTCCAGTCTGCGCCGACGCTCAGTAACTCTGTTTCGGTTAGATCAGTAATAGCTGTATCCTCCGTACCAGTCGCTTCATTGGCCGAGTATAAATCAATATCGGGCTCTCCACCGGCGATGGTTTCCAAGTTGGTCATCCTGCCGCCAAGAAGCGTGCCGTTCACGGCGGCTGTAATCTGTCCAAGGTGACAATTAGCAGTTGCTGATACTCCAATAATATCACCAACAACATTAGAACTAAGACCGGTGAGGTCTATAAGTACACTTGTGTAAATAATATTACCGACTTTGAGTACTGAATGCTTTATAAGCGTGCCAGTACCAGTTGTGACACCGGTGCCGGCTGTCATCAGTGCCGTTGTGTTAAGTCCTCCAGCTGCTCCAGCGCCCGGAAAAGTCGTCAACTCTCTCTTTAAATTCTGTATTAATGCTTGGGTTCGTGCCAAGCCTACTCTTTTTGTTCCCATAATTTAAAACCCTCCATTTATGTGTTTATAATTTAGGTGAGACAAAAGATATACTCCTGCCTCACATATAAATAGTCTTATACACAAAGAAGACCCCCACCTCTTTCGAGGCGAGGGCTTTCTGTGTCGCGTTTAGCCGTGCTTTTTACCTAATATATATCAAATGTTTATATATTAAGATGTAGCGCCAGCTTCACCAAGTAGGCCGCGCACGATAACTAGACCATACATATCAGGTCGAACCATCTTCTTCGCATAACGCGTCATGACTCCCTTACGGGGCACGAAATCTTCCGGTCCGAAGATTGTGGGTGTAGTTTGTAGCGGCACATAAGGTGCATACACGTATCCGCTTTCAAGGAAAGAAGAGCCGCGGCGGCCAACAAGGACCACGTTGCGTAGGAAGTACGGGTCGACAATGACGTCGAACTTCTTGCTCAATGAACCAACCTTAACGGCGCCTACTGAACCCTTATCGTCATCCGCCGTAACGGAAGCGCGGAACCCAGCGGTAAACTCAAGAATGTTAGCAACTTCAGGTCCAACGACGACGAAGTTAGCTCCCCCTCGTAGAGTCTTACGATGGATTTGTGCAGACACATCATTGATGGTCTCGATAAGAGTCTCATACCATTCACTAACCGTACCAGTGAAGTCGGGAGCCGCTGAACTCGCGCCAAGCTCGACACCATTTGTCTTATGGACAAAGAGGCCGGGGGCACGTGCCCAGTAGTACGTACCGGCAGTTGCACCGTTGACAAGATCCGCAAGGATCTCACGGTCAATCTCAAGAGCAATCTGCTCAGAGAGGATACTAGTAAGCTCGACTTCAGCATCAAGGTTGTGATAGGCATTGAGGTCTTGACCCAATTCCGGTGTCCACTTCGCCTTGAGCTTCTTGGTTTGTGCGGTAACAGCAATACTGTCTACCTTGATGTCGATCTCAGGAATGTTAGCATTGTTTTCCAATCCCCATTCTGTTTGACCAACGATAGAACCAATAGCATTACCAGCGACAATGTCGTCGATCATTGGTACTTGAACCGTAAGCGGATTCTGCTCTGAAACCGTACCAGCGCTAGCTGATACTGCCGTAAAGTAGTACTTAATTCCCCTGTTTCCAGAGCTAGAGTCTGTCGCAGTCACAAGTTGTGTCAAACGACGAACCTGCTTCATAGAACCACTCCACAGAGTGGGATCGCCCCCTGGTTCACCACCGCTGAGTGCAGTGTTGATGTTGGCTTGCAGTACGGTGAACGCAGCCAGGTTATTAAAGTCCGCTTGAGCGGTAAAGTACGTCCCTGCTGCCGGATCTGCGTCAACTTCAAGAACAACTACCTTATACGGGGTGCTACTTCCGGAAAGACCGAGAATATCAGGATCCCAGTTAACAAGCTTCTTGTTAGTTTCAGTTGCCAACGTAACATCGAACTGTGAAGCAACTACATAAGCAGTCAACGCACTCGTTGCAGACCCAGTTGGGGATGCATATGAGTAACCACGAGCAGATGTACGCGGTCCACCAAGATCGGCACTGGAGGATGCGACTAAGTCTACACCACCAGTAATCTGGGAACCAACCTGATCAGTACCGTAGATCGACTTATCAATTAAGTTGCCGAATCTATCTGTTTGACTATTGCTCTCTCCGAGGTTCGGTGAAAACAAGAAGTCAAGGAAAAAGATGAGCCCCGATGGGAGACTCATCGGCTGAACACTAACAAGATCGTTAGCAATCAAGCCTGCGAAAACGCGTCGGACAATCGGGAATGCGACGGCTGCAAAGCCCTCGACATCACCAGCTGCCATGCTGCTGTTCTCACGTAGAAGCTCCTTCGCTTGGTTTTCAAGCAAACGAGCCATAGATGACCGTTGACGGTCAGTTGTTAGGCCTTCAAGTAGTCCCGTTCTTTCCCATTTGGAAAGAAGGGCAGATCCTTCGGCCTGCATATCGCGGTTGATGATACCCTCAGTCAACCTTCCTATAATGCTAGACATTTTTTATTACCTCCTTAAATTATTGGTTTTATTTTATTCCAGCTAACCTCTTCATACGATCCTGAAAGGGATCAGAAGGGTTTGACTCTTGACGAGTCGCACGGATAACAGTTGAACGGCGTCCGATAGCTTCGCTCAGGGATTGCGGGCCGCGCTTAGGCGTGGCCTCCACTGTGCTTTGAAGCGTTTCGTAAATCGTTCTTGCTTCCGTAACTGAACCAGCGTTAGAAATTGCTTCAACAATTTTCTCTTTTTGTCGCTCATTTAAGGAGGAATTTCTTAAAATCCGGTTCGTATAAAGCAAGCGAGCATTGGAAAGGTTTACATCTTGTAAACTCTCCCGCAACTCTTGAATTGCATGCTTATATTGGGTGTTGTGCTCATTGAGGTGTTTATTTTCAAAAACCAACTCTTCTTGAGCTTTTTTCAAAGTTTGTAAATCATCTTGTACATCTGTGCTGCGACGGTGAGCAAGGGCTTTTTCCATTTCCCATTTCATGCTCTCGGATGAGCGTCCAGCCCACCCCGATAGGGTCGCGCCCATATCGACGGTAAGTTTTTCAACAACCGCATCAATAAGAGCTTCTTCATCTAGCTCTTCTTCAAGTTTGGCCTTGGCCATCGCAGTCGCATCGGCGGATATGGCAGCTGCAGAGCCCGCAAGGGCGGCGGCGCCTGTATCCTTGGTATCTTCTTCGGCTTCTTCGCCGGCGAAAGTGCCCGGGTCGTCATCTTCTTCCAACTCTTCCGGCGGCTCTTCATCTTCTTCAGCTAACATGTTGGCTAGCTCTTCTTCGTTAATCTCGAACTCTTCGGCATCGCCTAACGCTTTAACAGCCTCTTGAAGAGCGCCCAAATCGAGGGTTAACTCAACGGGCTCTCCGGTAGCAGGGAAGCCATGCAGGTTTTCACCATCTAGATTATCAAAATCGTCAGTAGCAGCGAGAGGAATATTATCCTCTTCGTCCATCTGTTCTACTTCCCCTTCTGGCTCTTCGGGAACCATCCCCAGATCCATCGCGGGTCCTGGATCGGTTGCCGGAGCGTCTCCAGCCGCTGGATCCAGGTCACCACCCAGATCAAGCCCAAGTTCATCTTGTTCTAATAATTGATCAAGTGTTTTTTTAACTTGATCCGAATACTTTTCGATAACAATGGTTTCAGCATTTTTTAATGCGGCATCACGCAACGCTTTTGCATCCACAATTGCTTC